GGATCTTACAATAATAATTTCAGAAAAAAATATGCTGGCAGGGGAGATCGATATGACGCAGCAAAAAATAAATTTATAAGTCCACAACCCTATGCTTCATGGTCACTAAATGCTAGTGATAATTGGGAAGCTCCAGTAGCACATCCAAGAAATGCTGCTGCAGAACACGATCAAAATTATCATATTAGTTGGGATGAAGATAATCAAAGATGGACTGGAGTAAAATCATCCGATCAAACTAATTGGAACTGGGACGCTTCAGGCTTGACTTGGGTGTCCGCATAAGGAGACTCAAATGGCCAAATCAGGTCGTTCACAAGGCGGTATTATCGGAAAAGTCAATAAGACTTCTTTCGGAAAAAATAAAGTCACAACTGTAACCGCTACAGGAACATTCACAACACAACCCGGAACTACTAAACTCGACTATGTTATAGTCGGCGGTGGTGGAGGCGGTGGCAGAGACTCTGCTGGTGGCGGAGGAGCGGGAGGTTTTCTTACCTCTTTTCCTGGTGGTTCTCCTGCAAGTTCAGTATCAGTTTGTGGAGCAACAGGTTATCCTATCGTAATAGGAGGTGGTGGTACGGGTGCAAGTCCTCCTACTCCTAATAATAATGGGATTGTGGGAGAAGATAGTACAGCTTTTGGTGTCACCGCTTCAGGCGGTGGCTATGGTGGAAGAGCACCTGGAGTAGGTGGTCCTGGTGGATCCGGTGGTGGAGGTGATGCTGGAAATCCTGGCTGTGCTGGAGGACCTGGTAATGATCCCCCTGCATGTGCAACTTATGGAGCCCCTCAAGGAAATGATGGTGGTCAAGGAGGTACTACTCCTGGTGAAGCCGGAGGTGGTGGCGGTGGAAGAGCGGCCGCGGGTGCAACTGGTGGTGGCCCTGGTTCTTCACAAGGTGGAAACGGTGGTAATGGTTTAGCAACATGTATTTCAGGAAGTCCAGTCACTTATGCTGGAGGAGGTGGTGGAGCTTCAGGCCCTGGTGCTCCTGCTCAGTCTTGTGGTGGAACAGGCGGCGGAGGAAAGGGTGGAATTCATGATAATCCCGCTCCAACATTAAATGGAGAAGCTGGTTGTGCTAATACTGGCGGAGGCGGCGGTGGTGGCCCTGGATGTGGAGTTGGTGGCAATGGTGGATCAGGAATTTTAGTTACAAAAGAATTAGATTACGCATCAGGCATGTGGCCGATGCAAGCACAATATTCAAAATCAGTATGTGGAACATGGCCCTCTGCGCCAACAGTTTCTCTTACAAGCATTAATTTATTAGTAATCGCTGGAGGCGGAGGTGGTGGGTCTAACCAATCAGGAGGAGGTGGTGCAGGTGGTTATCGTTTCTGTACAGCTTTTCCAATTACTCCAGGTAATACTTACAAAGTTACAGTCGGTGGTGGTGGTCTGGGAGCAGTTCAACCAACCGCCGGAAATAGAGGAACTTCAGGAAATGTTTCTTCATTTGACACATGCTCCGTAGGTACAAAATATGAAGCAGCCGGAGGCGGCGGTGGAAATAACTCTGGTGGAAATTGCGCAGGTGGTGCTGCTGGTGGCTCAGGAGGAGGCGGTGGAGAAGGACCAACTCCAACTAAAGGAGCCGGCGGTGCAGGAAACACACCTTCTACAACTCCTCCTCAAGGAAACGATGGAGGCCCTGGTGGTGGTGCTGGCTACGGTGGTGGCGGAGGTGGAGCTGGATGTGTTGGTCAAACGGGTGGTCCAGGCGCACCTATTGGTGGTCACGGATCAGGAGATGGCGGTGCAGGCTCAAGTGGATGGCCAGGAGATTGTACAGTCAGAGCTGGCGGTGGTGGCGGCGGTGGTGTATCTGGTAATAGTTGGGGATGTCCAGGCCCAGGCGGCGGTGGTTCAGGTTGGGGTGGCCCTCCAAGTTGTGCTGAAAATCCCGCAAACCCATCTGCAGGTGATGATAATACTGGCGGAGGGGGCGGAGGAAATTCTGTTGCTGATCCAGGTCCCGGAGTAGCAAGAGGCAAAGGTGGTTCAGGCGTTGTTATTATTCAATATCCTAATGCTACTACTGGCATTACCGGAGGTACAATTACTCCTGTTCCAGGGTGTAAAACTCAACATACTTTTAACTCAACAGACGATTTTGTAATTCCTTACTAAGAAGAATTGATATAGATCAAATTGACTTAAGTGGTCAATATGGTATAAAAAAAGAGAAAGATGAATCTACAAAATTATTATTGGTATTATAGAAAAGCAGTTCCAGAACATATCTGTGACAAGATTGTCAAATATGGATTACAGATTAAGGAACAAATGGCTATTACTGGGGGATATGGTGATCCTAAAAAAATGAGTGCGAAAGCAATTAAAGATCTAAAAAAGAAAAGAGATTCTAATATAGTTTGGATAGCAGAAAACTGGGTCTATAAAGAAATTCATCCTTTCATTCGTCAAGCAAATATTAATGCAGGTTGGAATTTTCAATGGGATTGGTCTGAGGCGTGTCAATTTACTAAATACAATAAAGGTCAGTACTATGATTGGCATTGTGATAGTTGGGAAAGAGCTTATGATAAACCCGGAACTCCAAGCCATGGGAAAACAAGAAAATTATCGGTCACTCTTTCTTTATCGGATGAAAAAGATTATAAAGGAGGAGAGTTGGAATTTGATTTTAGAAATATGGATCCAGACAAAAAAAGAAATACGGCGATATGTAAAGAAATTACACCTAAAGGATCGCTGGTAGTTTTTCCTTCTTTTGTGTGGCACCGAGTTAAGCCAGTTAAAAAAGGATCAAGATATAGTTTAGTTATTTGGAATTTAGGACGCCCTTTCGTATGAAGAAAAAAAAGAAAATAAAACTTAAAGAATTATGTCAAACTTCAGAAGGAAGTAAGAAACCTGAAGTTCTTAATACCGAGCATTATTTTACTTCTCCTATTTATTGGACCGATAAACCGGAATGGGTGAAAGATTTAAATACCGCATCTGATGCTTATATTAAACAAGCTCGTTTAAATAATCTAGATGAAATTAAAAAAAGAAATAAAAAATATGGAAACAAAGGGGAACATCCCTGGGTTCATCATTCAACTACCTTAATAGGAGATCCTCAGTTTAAAGTGCTACAAGATTATATTGGGGCTACCGCATGGAATCTTTTAGATGGTCAGGGTTTTGATTTATCTAATCATTCTATTTTTATTACGGAATTATGGGTTCAAGAATTTTCTAAAGATGGAGGAGGTCATCATAGTTTACACACTCATTGGAATGGTCATATCTCGGGATTCTTTTTTCTTAAAGCAAGTGATGCGACTTCTAGACCTATTTTTGAAGACCCCAGACCTGGTAATGTGATGAACTTACTTCCTCAAAAAGATCCATCTACAATAACTCAAGCCTCTAATCAAGTTAATTATCTTGCTAAACCCGGACGACTTATATTTTTTAATTCTTATTTACCTCATATGTATAATGTGGATAATGGATATGACCCTTTTCGATTTATTCATTTTAATATACAAGCTATCCCTAACAGCGTATTAGGAAAACCTCATCAACCCACATGGTTAGAGAGACAAAAAAATGACAAGAAAAAATAAAATAATACATATGCCTCAAGCTACACAGAATGCTTATGTTAAAACTATTTTAGGACAACATCCTAAAAAACTTCCCGATGATTTTGTGGAAACATTAATAGAAGAAAAAAGAAAACAATTATTAAAGGAGAAACATGTCGTTCAAAAAAAATAAATATAAAGTTTTAAAACAAGCCATCTCTAAAGAATTAGCACAATTTCTCTATACTTATTTTTTAAATAAAAGAAGAGTAGCAAGATTCTTCTTTGATATTAAATGGATTAGTCCTTTTGCAGAAGAATGGGGAACCTGGAGCGATGAACAGATTCCTAATACTTATTCCCATTATTGTGATATCGCTATGGATACTTTACTTCAAGGACTTCATCAAAAAATGGAGAAGGAAACTGGATTTAAATTACAACCAGCCTATTCTTATGCACGAATCTATAAGCAAGGGGATATTTTACACAGACATAAAGATCGTTACTCTTGTGAAGTATCTACCACATTGAATTTAGGAGGAGATCCATGGCCTATTTATTTAGAACCCTCGGGTAAAACTGGAATGGCTGGAATCAAAGTAGATTTAGATCAAGGAGATATGCTTGTTTACATGGGCTGTGAATTAGAACACTGGAGAGATCCTTTTCCTGGTAAAGATTGTGGGCAAGTTTTTCTTCATTATAATGATAAGACGAAGAAAACGGCTAAAGACAATCTCTACGATACACGACCTTTTTTAGGTCTTCCTGCTTGGTTTAAAGGTTTTAAGTTGCCAAATAAGAAAAAATAATATATAAAGAAGCTCGGCGTGGGGGATTCTTTCCACCACAAAGGTCTTCTACGCCTCTTCATAAGCAGTTGAAATCCCTCTCGATCTAGTATAATTTAACTCTAAACGGATTTTTCTATGCTACATAAGATCAGATTAG